TAGCGTGACATTACATTTAGATGGCGACGGAACAGAGTGGCCTATATGGTTTACTAAGCCTAATGGTGAACAAATTTCATACAATTTAAAATCAGGTCAAGCTGTTATTTATTTGGGCATGATTTCAGAACATTGGCGTGATGCATTTCAAGGTCAAGAATATGGCCAAGTTTTTTTACATTATGTGCGCGGTCGTGGAGAGAATTGGATGTGTTATTTTGACAAGTTTAGAAAAGATATATAGAAGTTAATATGCAACATAACAAACTAGAAGAGTATATTTATATAGTCAAAAATGCATTAAATTTAAATTTGTGTGATGAAATATTAGATGAGTTTAAAAATAGTGATGAATGGCAAGATACTGTGATAGGATCAGGGATAGTAGAAAAGAACATAAGAAACTGTGAAACTATTGTTATATCTTTTTCACATGTAATACAAAAAAATAAAGATGTAAGACGTAAGATAGACAATGCAATATTTGATGGCGCTAGTAAATGTATTCAAGAATATAATAATAAGTTTACACATTGCCAAATAGAAGAAGATAGTGGATATGAATTACTAAAATATCCTGAAGGTTGTTTTTATATACAGCATACAGATTCTTTTAAAGCAAGACCTCGTGCGGTGTCGTGTTCTTTTATATTGAACGACGATTTTGAAGGCGGTGAGTTTGCTTTCTTTGATAAAGAACTTAAATATAAATTAAGCAAGGGAGATGCAATAATGTTTCCATCTAATTTTATGTACCCACACGAAATAATGCCTGTGACAAAAGGTACAAGATATTCAATTATTACATGGTTTATTTAAAACAAAAGGAGAGAAAAAATGGCAGATATTAAATTAGAATTAACAATTGATGAAACAAATCAAGTATTAGCAGGGTTAGGTGAATTACCAAGCAAGACAGGCGCATGGAATCTGATTGTAAAAATTCATCAACAAGCTCAACCTCAGCTACCAAAACCTGAGGAAAACAAAGATGGCGAGGAAGTAAAGCCCGCCTAACATTACTAGGAGGTTTGGTTTAGATGGACAAGGTTGAACAAGTTGATCATCGTTTAAGTACTCACGAAGAAGTTTGTGCGCTGAGATATGAAGCAATAAACGCTAGGCTCAAAAAATTAGAAAGTATTCTAATGGCATCGGCAGGTGCCATTATTATTTTGTTACTTAGTATTGTTTTAAAATAAGGGCTTATCATGAACGAAACCGCAAGAGAATCAGCAAGTAGATTTATAGGCAAGTTTGGCATGCCTATGATTGTATTTTTGGTATGCGTAGGCGTATTTGCAGCTATGTTTTTATCAGCAGAAGCTTTGACTCCTGTAATAGGATTAGTTTCCACAGCTGCTATGGCATTAATTGGTATTCTTACAGGAATAACAGGGACTAAAGACAAAGAAGAAAGACCTGAAATTGAGGTGATTAAGGAACTTGTGGCTCGTTTAGACAAAGAAGACGTTCCTATGTCAGTTATAGTTGAAGGTGACAAAGTAACAGTAACTAAGGGTGGTGACTCAATCACTACGAAAGGAAAATAATGTTAAGTATTTTATCAGGACTTTTAGGTATATTCTCATCAGGTTTACCAAACCTACTCTCATTTTTTCAAAATAAAGGTGATCAAAAGCATGAACAAGCTATGGCTAAACTTGCTATGGAACAACAACTTGCCATGGCTGAAAAAGGTTTCCAATCTCAAGAAAAGATTGAAGAAATTAAACTTCATCAAGTAGAAACTGAAACATACGCACAAGAAAGAGTAGCGCTTTATGATCACGATAAGTCTCTTATGGAAAAGGCTTCACAAAGTACTGTAGACTTAAACGCAAAAGTGCGTCCTTATGTAGCGTTTACTTTCGTAGGACTTCTTGTATTTACTGATGTGGCAGGTCTTTTTTGGGCTATATGGACAGGCGTTGACTTTAGCATGGCTATGACTGAGATATTTTCAGATCAAGAGATGGCTATTGTTTCTAGCATTATTGGCTTCTATTTTGGATCTCGTCAGTGGGAAAAGTTTAGTGGTAAATGAGAGTTTCCAACGAAGCTATCAAGATGATCAAGCACCATGAAGGTGTAAGGTTAAGACCATACCAAGACCCTATTGGACTGTGGACAGTGGGCGTGGGTCATCTAATTGGCAACGGTAAATCTCTTCCCACAGAATGGAATAGATCGTTTACAATCCAAGAAATTGATGAAATTTTACGAAAAGATTTAGCGAGGTTTGAAAAAGGTGTCAAAAGACTATGTCCTGTTCCTCTTACACAAGGTCAATTTGATGCTTTGTGTAGCTTTGCTTTTAATTGTGGCCTTGGGAGATTACAGTCGTCAACCCTCCGTCAAAAGGTTTTGCGCGGGGATATGCAAGGCGCCGCTAACGAATTTCTTAAATATACGAGAGCGGGTGGTAAAGTTTTTAAAGGGCTTGTAATTCGTCGCAAAGACGAACGAGCTTTATTTTTAAAGGGTATAGAATGACAACAGCAGTAGCAATGACTTATGATAGTTTGGTTGAAAACATTCAATCATACCTAGAGCGTACAGACCAAGCTACGCTTGATAAAATCCCTCTCTTCATTATGCTTGCAGAGCAAGTTATTGCGTCCGAGATTAAGTTCTTAGGCAACCTTAATGTTGCTAATTCAACTTTTGTAACAGGTCAGAACACAATTCAAAAGCCTGCTCGTTGGCACAAAACCGTGTCCATGAATATTACTGTAGCAGGCGAACGTCAACCTGTTCTATTACGCAAATACGAATACCTTAGAGAGTATTGGCCTGATGACACACAAACAGGCATACCTAAATTCTATTGCGATTATAACTACGACAATTGGTTAGTTGCTCCTACTCCTGCATCAACCTATAGCTTCGAGGTTTTATACTACGAACGCGTACAGCCATTAGACTCTACAAACCAAACTAATTGGTTCACTATTTATGCACCACAAGCATTGCTTTATGGCTCATTGCTACAAGCTATGCCTTTCCTAAAAAATGATGAGCGTATACCTATGTGGCAAGCACAATACCAAGCCATTATGAATACACTTAAAACTGAAAATACTCAACGAATTGGAGACAGACAGGCAACTGTTCTTGATACATAAACATGACTACATACACCTCTCCCTTTGCAGGCGACGTTATTTTACCTACCGATGTAAGTTACGCGTCGTATTCAATATCTGCTGACCTAACGCTTGTATGGCCTGTTAACGGCAACGTGTCGACAGACGTAGCTGCTCGTATTATGGACATCACACCATCAACAGGTGGTTTGTCTGTGTTTCTTCCTCCTGCAAATCAGGTATCAGTAGGTCAAGATGCATTTATTAAGAACCCAAGCGCTTTTACATTAACTATCAAAAGCTCAACAGGAGCTACACTAGGAACGCTTACTGCAGGCGCTACAAGATATTTTTATTTAACAGACAATTCTACAGCTTCAGGTATTTGGTCTAACATCGCATTAGGCATTGGAACATCATCACCTGACGCAACGACACTAGCAGGAAATGGTTTAAAAGCAATTGGAGCAACTTTAAATCAATCCTCTCCAACGTCTTCTGTTAATGCAGGTTATACATTTTCAGGCGCTGACCGAGCTCAAACTAAAATTTGGGGCGGTGGTACAGGTAGCGCTAATTTACCTGTTGCAAGCTCTTTAGGTGATGATTGGTTCTGCTTCTTTAAAAATAACGGAACAGGCACGCTTACTATTAACGCTCAAGGATCAGATACTATTGATCTTGCAACATCAAAAGAATTTCAGCCAAATGAATCATGTATAATTATTTGCGATGGAACTAGCTACCTTACTGTTGGATACGGGGTTAGCAATCAATTTGTATTTCAATCTATTACTAAAGAAGTAACAACAGGCACATACACACTCACAACATCAGAAGCTAGTTCTCTTATTCAAGAGTATGTAGGTACATTGTCAGGTAACGTAACTATTAATTATCCACCTGTAGTCGCTTTTTATATTGTAAGTAATCAAACTACGGCAGGTGGTAACACTCTTACACTGCAAACAGGAGTGCCAGGTGGCGCAACAGCTACAGTATCCGCAGGGAATCAAGCTACATTAATTTGTGATGGTGTTAACTTCTACAATGCAAACACTGTGCAAGCAGGGGCTTCTGTTACATCTTTAGCTAACGGTAGCGCTGCTAATCCATCTCTAAGTTTTGCATCAGAACCTAATACAGGTATCTTTAGATCAGGGTCAAATGCATTTAATGTATCTATTGCAGGAACAGACAGACTTGAAGTTAATGCAACAGGTATTGCAGTAGTAGGAACAGGAACTTTTAGCGGAGGGGTTCTTGGGGGAACCTTCTAATGACAAAGAAGGTTTTTGCCCTCG